TTATAGATGTTTCCGTCATCATCAAAACATACAAATCTTTTCATATTATATTCCCAAACACTTTTCGTATTTTTTCATTAGATTAATATTTAAGAAATCTTTTTCAGTGTAATGAAAAATACCCGACTGTTGATGATTTCCTATTTTTAGCCTCATGTCGCTATCAAAATAAACTCCAACTCTATCTTGCCAACGATATGCAAAGTTAACATCCCAACCTTGTATCTTTGGTTTCATATGTGTAAACGTAGGATTTTTAACTTTGCTATTTGTAATCAAATGTTCAATGTCCATTGTTTTACAAGCAACTGCTGCACTAACATCCATGCTTGGCCGCAATGCAAACTTTTTGCCGTTGCCTGCGGATTTATAAAACTGTTGCCAGTTATTTGTTATCATTTCAAGCCAAGTATAAAACTCGTGTGCTAAATCTGATTTCTTAAACCAATGGAACCCACTATACAAGTTTGGAAGATTGTGTGTTTTGAATGCCTTGCGGTAATAGTTGTCATCTACTAGTTCTCCGCGATATGTATAAACATTACTAGTATAAAATAAATCATAGTTTCTTAAAAAATCAAACCAACTGCTAATATCTTCAAGTATTAACATATCTGTGTCTATTACCACAGTTTCATTATAAGGAATAGCATGATATATTTTCCAACGATTACTGATTTTCCAATCTTCGTCTTTGGCGTGATCTCCCCACGGTATTTCTACAATATGATCAAACAAATGTTTGTATTTTGTAGGCACACTTTCATTGGTAATAAGACAAATACTAACATCTTTGTTTGTAGCATGAATACTCATTGCTGCTAAACATGCTTGTCTAACATAATCAAAATCACTATTTTGTGCCAACATTGTAAAGTTATTGGTCAATAATTCTCTCCAAACTAAACTTGTTCATCACATGACAGTTACTGCCTTTGAGATTTACACCAGTATATTCTCCAAGTCTTTTATTTTTTTGTACTAATATTTTTATTTCATCGTCTTTGATATCAACAGCTACATCTTTATCTGTTGCATAAAACTTGGTACCTGGCAAACTTCCAACAAAGTTTCCTTTTTGATATCCATTCATAATATGTACTGCAATACTAAAAGCAAAATCGTTTCTATATACACTTGTTTTAAACTGATACATATTACGATAATGTATATAGTTTTCTTCAATATGTTTGATTAAGTTAAAGAATATTTTATTTTCTTCTGTTTTTCTAAAAAAGAAAACAGTAGCCCAATAAAAATCAATACTAGTATCACTTACTTTTTCAAACTCGGGTACTATTGTATGCATACCAATATGTGTAGCATCTTTGTATAGCAAAAGATTTTTTTGCTGTACAAAGCAATTATTTAATAAATCATTGCTAATAATATAATCAGTATCCATTACAATAGTAGAATCATAAGGAGTTAAATCATATGCCGATGCTCTGTTTTTATTATTAAACTTTAATGTTTTATCACTAAAGTCACCATCGGCATATCGCTTGTTAGTACTATTTCTGTTCATATCATTGGAATGAATGACATAATCAAATACATCAACATCATTTGGATACATAGATTGAATATCTGTATCTGTAACAATCGAAGTGGGCAAATCCATATACTTGCTTATACGTTTAGCAAGGAAAATAGCTTGCTTTACATAATCAATCGATTTATTATTACTTGCAAATAACAGTACACCTTTTGTCATAGATCCATAATACTTTCAACTGTTCTATTTGTTTTTAACTTGTTGTATTCTGTTAAGTATTTGTTTGTTGATTGCCAATACACATTTACAAGTTCATTAGCAAAATCTTGTAATGCTTCTATTTCAATGGGTATACTACTATCATCAACTAAAATTGTTTCAGTTTGATGTAGTGCTAATAAACTTTGACAAAAACTTATAAGATCTTTAGTTACCGAAAACTGGCCGCCATTAAAATAATAAACAAGATTCTCGTGGTACTGTTCTTTTAGCAATCTTTTTTGATTATTTAATGTAATCATATAGTTGCTAAAATCTAATGCTTTTTCTAAGCGTTCGTCCATAAATATCTCCTACTTGTAATAGTAGTATATATCCATTAGACTAGTTTGTCAAGTTAAAAATCGGAATCTTTTGTTCCAGTTGGTGTAGGCAATGCAATAGCATTGTACGTAGTACTATCCCAGACAAAATCACTGCTCGGAGTATAAGTGTATACTGTGCTGTTGATTGTTGCTGTAACACTTTCGTCTACTAACTGGCCAGCTGGGCCGCCTGGTTCTGCTTGGCCGCCTGTTCCTGTATCGCCGTCGTCTAGTTCTATTTTAAACTTTAGCTGTGTTGCAGTATTAAATGATGTATTAGTACTTGCATAAATTCTAAAAAAGTTATCGTCATAAATCTGTGCTACAGGTACATCTCCTGGATTACCGCCTGCTCTGCCGCCACCTTGTTTTTCAAAAATCTTTGTAGTTGGGGCGCCAGTTGCAATAGTTGCATTACTAAATCCAGTTCCTGTACCTGTTACAGAATCACAACGCCAGGTATTTTGATTTACTCTACCAAATCGTATCTGTCCAGCATCGTTTAATACTTGAGCCCAATCCCAATCTTTTGTGTATTGGGTTGCTGTTGTGCCGCCAGTAGCATTTGCTGCAAAACGTATTTCGCCGCCTGCTGCTAAAAAATACAAAAAGTTTTGATGAGATCCAAAGTTAACTGTAACTTCGTGCGAGATGACTTTTTTGCATCGGCTGAACCACCAAAACTTGTAATACGAGAACTAGATGTACTTGCTCCTCCTGATGTTTCTAAAGGATTCGGACCATCGAAACTACTAGTTGGAAAATCTGTTGCTGTATGATTAAATGCTAAAATAGTATTTGCAGTAGTAGTTAAGTCAGTAATATGCTGTTCAGCAATTTGATCAACACCTTGTTCAAAATCAGTAGGATCAATGTCCGTTGCTAGTGCGCCAGTTTGATGGACATGTGCAGCTTGTATATCTAACCACAAATCAAAATATTGTTGTTCGGTTACTGTGTCACTTACTCCTGGAGTATTGCCGCCAACAACTATACTACTACTAAAGTTTCTACCATAACCGCTTGTACTTGTTAACGGTGTTGTCAAAGATCCGTAGTCTGTCCAGACAGATTGATCGCCTATACGACCAGCAATCGATTCTCTAATATTATTATAGTTAATGGCTGTTATCTGTGGCATCTATATTCCTTTTTTATAATGTAACACACTTTACATTGTATGTCAATCATAAATCACTTGTTTTTGCATAGGACGGAGCCGGCGAGTTTACATACGAACCCGATGCTCGTATATGCGAAACTGAACTAGTAAGAACTCCTGCTACATATTCGTCGGCGCCGCCGGTGCCTGTATCTAAATCATTAAACACAATATTAAAAGTAATATCTGTATTGTTTGATTCTTTTTTTGCTTGAATATAATACTCGTTGTCTGAATATCCACCTGCAATACTACCTGTTTTTCTATATATAGTTTGATACGAGGTTGTTAAATCTTCATTGCCAATAGCATAGGAAGTACCAGATGGTTTTGTATTGGTAGTTACTGTTCGTCCAAACTTTATCTGGCCAGCATTAAATATAATATCATACCAGTCTTGATTTTTTTGCAAGTTAGTATCTGCTGGAACATCATCGATATTAATCGATGAATCAAATCTAATTTCGCCGCCTGCGTTAAAAAAACATCTACGAGCAGCAATTGAAGAAAATGATATTTTAACAGTATGATTAACTGATTGAGGTTGAGATGTTCCTCCCCACGGAGATGTAGCACCATCTCTTACACTATTAACACCGCCTGATTCTATGTCAGCTTGGTTACCGTTTAAAATAAATCTATCGTCCTCAAGTTCAACTATTAATATTTCGTATGCATTAAACAACGCATCTGCAATCTCTGCAGAGGTAGTAACTGTATTAATAGTAGCCGGTGAAGTATTATTGATGTGTACATACACTTTTTCAAAGTCAGTGAACAAGTTATTCATATCAGAAACTAATACTTCATTTCCCTCAGCAACTGGATTACTCGATACAGTATTATTGTATCCTTTATCACCAGACCCAACTCCTAATAATGCTGAAATTTTTCCTTGTAGTTCGTTGTACCTTGATTGTGAGATAATGTCGCCGACTGCCATAACTTTTCCTTTTTAGTATTTACACTTTTAAAACGCACTCAACCAACTTTTCTGAAGGATCGTCGCTTGATTCTAATGCAATACCAACTAATGCTTTGGTAGCAGTTTGAGAAGCAACTCCGTCTTCCCATGCATACAATGCCATTCCTTTTTGAACTACACCTGTGCATCTTACTGGTACACGACCTTTTAATGCAATAGCTTGTCCGTCGATTTCTGAGTTCATTAAATAAGCTGGATTTTCACTAATGACACCAATTGCAAAATCACTAGACTTTGCAGGTCTAGTTTCTGCACTAATATCACGTGCTTCTACAAACTTAGCACTAGATACTGCCATTACTGTTCCAACTGGATGTGTTTCTTCTGTGGTATATTTTTCTGCAAGATCGGCATAACGAGCTTTAGTTGCGGTGCCATTAAATATTGTTGCAGTTAGATTTCCACTGCTATCTCTTGCAGCAATAGTATTTGCGCCAGCAGTGGTTGATGCACTACGTGCCGTGCCTCCTACATCAAGTGCATTTGAAACTGTTGCAGTACCATTAAATGTAGTAGCATAAACTGTATTAAACTTTTCAGTTGCACTACCGATATTATATATGTTTGTTGTTTCAGGAAAAATTCCTTTATCAACTGCTGCGTTTCTTATTGAAACAATCCCTGTAGCAGATCCGGCAGCTGGTGCAGTTAGTGCAAACAACATTTTATTACTTGCATTATTTTGATTTACAAATCTTGGAACTGTACCATCGCTTACATCTATTTTTAGATCATTACTGGCGCCAACTGTAAATCCAGCATCACCTAATGCTAATGCATCTGTTGTTTTTAAATAATCACTAGCTAAGAATCCACCTAACCGCAATGCATCATTTGCTGATCCCCAAATAATTGGTTCGTTAGTAGCACCTGTAACAGGTTGATCCAAACTATTTTTTGTAATACCTGTAGCACTATTAACTAATGTAATACCTTTTTTGATTAAACTAAATCCTGTTAACGATGGAACACCGGCTGCTTGTACACCGTTTAATGTAAACTCTTCTCCAGAGATTACATACAAACTAACATCATTTATTAGAGCAACAATAATAGTTTTTTCAACCGCTGGAACAGAGTTATCATTAACACTAACACTAAGCATCTGTGTTGTTCCGCTTCCTGCACTCTGAGGACCTACTAGGATAAACTCGCCTGCGGCTGTTTTACCATACAACTGATTACTTGTACTGCTCCACCACAAATCGCCTTCGTCTAGTCCTGCTGGTTCAGAACTTGATACTTCGGTACCGCCTGCTGTTTTCCATGCACTACCAGTATAAAACTTTAGTTTAGTAGTTCCTGCATCATACCATACTTGTCCATCAATAGCTTTAGCAGGTGCAGTAGTTCCTCTAAAGTTTTCTAATAAATGAACTATGTTTTCGTTTTGTGCTTCGCCAAAACCACTATAGTTTTTACCAATAAGTTTTAGATCAGTTGTTTGATCTATTGTGCCGTCTTCAACGACTGTTATCTGTGTACCGTTATATCTATTTACAATATAGGCCATTGTTGCTCCTCGTGCTTAGTGCTCTTATGTTATTTATCGTTAAAGTGCCGATGCTGCTATTGTACTTCCATTAACGTCCCATATGCCGCCGCTTACTTGCATAGTTATTATCAATCTATTTGCTGTTAGATTAACTGTTGCTGTAGGAGCAGTGATTGTAAAGTCACCTATAACATTAACGTTTTGTGTACCAGCACTATCAACTGCTGTTAAAGATTTTACAACACCACTATTAACATCAATAGGATCTGATGAAGCTGTATAATAGTATGCATGTATTTTTGCAGTTTTTCCTTGAGTGTCAAACGGTGCTGCGGGTATTGGAGATATTTCTGTTAATAGTACAGCAATATTAGTAAGCAATCCGTCATCTGCAAAAGTGTCACCATATGTTCCTGTTGCATAGGTAGTACCTAATCCAGTAACATCTACTCCCATAACTATTGTTGATGATGCTAGTTCGTCATCAACATATCTTTTAACTACTACATCTTGATCAGCACCTTCTGTTAATAATGCATTGTCGGCTTTACGGCGTGGACTTACCGGAGTTTCTACATTTGTTATTTTTACTTTGTTTATTAAGTTTATACTACCAGTTGATGCAAACTCTAAGTTACTAGTTGTTGTAATGCGATCTTCAGTGAAGGTCATTGTATCACTTTGTAGGTTGTTTCCTACTACTAGTGTATTAAGCTGACCTATTCCTGTTAGACTACTGTTTACAACCGTTGATCCTAACGTATCTAAAGACAATACATTTGTATTATCAATAGCATAGTTGTTTAACTCGTTGTCAATATTAATATTATGACTACTTGTCCAACTGTTAGTTGCATTTAACCAAGTCCAGCGTTTGTCGTCTCCCTGTACTCTTATAACAATGCCGCCGTCATCTGCTTCGCTGTCAGTTGCTAATGTACTATCGTCTTTTATTGCAAGTTCAATTTGATGGTCTTCAACTCTAAGAGTAGCAATATCTAAACTTACCGAGTTTCCTTCGATTAATAAATCTCCAGTAACACGCAAGTCTCCTGTAACATCTAACGTATATGCAGGATTTGTTTTAAATATACCAATCTTTTTAGTGTCAGCGTCAAAATACATAGCAGTGTATGTGCCCGAAACATCTTTAAGATCTACTCGCATGTCAGCATCTTGAATATTATTCTGCCAGACAGTAGTTTGTCCACTTACTTTTATTGTAAGATCTGTATCAAGTCCAATACTCAATCCAAGGTCATTAGCTATTGCCAATCTGCCTGTTGTGACATCATCAACTACAGCACTTAAAAAACTGTTTTGATCAAATACATTTCCAAGCTCGTCTACAATTTGACCAGCACTAGAGGCTTTCCCATAAAATTCAAAATCAACAAACGCTGAGTTTATGTTTACACCTTGTTTTAAAGTAGTAAATCCTGTGATAGCCGGAAACGGGGTAAATGTTATATTTTCTTTTGAAACGATTGCATATAAACTGCCATTTAGATACTTTTTAATAATCACTCTATTTTGACTTGTAGTATCTCTAATAGTTGCAATCTCATCGCCTGATTTAAGTTGGTTTTTTGTATATGCCGGTCCTACTAAAACAGCATTAGTGCCGTTCCAAAATAATAGCTGATCCTTTGATGCATCAATCCATATGTCTCCAGGTATTAGTTCTGATGGCTGAGAACTGGCATATATTGTGCTATCGGTACTTCTAAATGTTGTACCATCATATATTTTTAATCTGCCTGTAGCAGTATCATACCAAAGTTGTCCTTTGAGTGGTTTTACCGGTGCTGTACTATTACTAAAGTTTTCCAGCATCTTAATAAAGTTTTCATTTATACTTTCGCCAAATCCTTGATAGTTTTTTCCTATTAGTGCAATATCTGCACTGGATATATCTAACCTACCATCAACTAGTTCTACTAGTAACGATCCGTCTGTTTTGTTTAGTTTATAGGCCATTTATGATACTCCGTGATAGATAATAAAGTTAAGTGCAAGGAACGGATTTGTTATATTTAATGCATCGTTTGCTAAATCTACTACACCTCCTGATGTTCGCAGACGTGTTCCAGTTCCTGATATGTCACCGTCTCCTGGTACAACTTCTGATGCACTTGCTGTAGCTGTTGTAGTAGCATAGAACTGCTCTCCTGTACTACTTTTTAAGTCGTGCTCGTGTTCGGGTAAGTTAGATGCTGCTATTGTAACTTCTTCACTACCTGCTACACCACCCATAACACCTACAGTTGATGATGTAATTCTATTTGCTGATACTACTTGTCCTAGCCCTGCAGGCGTTCTTCCTCGCATATCTGGTATTTTAAACAATGTATTAGGATCACTCGGTGTTCCATGATACCATGTTGTTGGATCTGCTGAAAGATATCCCAATACTGTTGCCAAAGCACCGTATGTTGTTAATGATTTTTCTGTTCCGTCTAATATAAACCATCCATCAGGTGCAATCAATCCACCGTACATGATTACTGTGCCAACTGGCATAGTATCGATAGAACCGATAATCTGTGCAGGCGTTGCTTTAACTAACGTTCCGCCTTGATTTAATAATACTTCATCTGTTGTTCTATTAATGCTCGATGCTGCTGATCTACTAGAAATAGCAGTTGATTGTATAGTAGATGTAAATGTTTTAGTAGAGCCGCCTGTCTGGCCGTCAAATACAAAACTAGTTGCACTAACATCTCCTGCTAGTGAAAAAGTAGTTACACTGTTGAGTTTTGCTGTACTACCAGCTGTACCGCTAACATTACCTGTTACATTACCTGTTAAGTTACCTGTTATACGATTAGCATGTAATGTATCGTAAGGTAATACTGATGAGCCTATAGAATAAACATTTGCAGTATCGGGCAATATGCTAGTAGTAGTAAGGCTTCCATCAACATCAAAGTTTCCAGTTACAGTTAGATTTCCTGTTATACTAGTATTTCCTGTTAATGCTGTAGTACCAGTTACTGATAGGTTGCCGGTAAGTTTTTGATTTCCAACTACGTCTAAACTTTCTGTTGGAGACAGGTTGTTGATGCCTACATTAGTGTTTCCTTTAACTCTGATTGGTATTGCAAAGTTGCCGTTGTTGTTAACTCTTAAATCTATCGGAGCACCTGGAACAGCGTTTTCAACAATGCTATTATTACCTTCAACTAACAAACTTAATGTTTTTGAAACACCAACTTCTAAGCCCTGATTGGTTTTTATTTGAAGTTTTTCTGTAAGTTGATTAACAATGTTGTTGCGCATAAATGTTGAACTTGGTATTGTTGCTCCACTAATAAGTAAGTTTTCTGCGTTAGTTGCAGTGCCATTAAACTTTGCTGCTGACAATGTTTGATTAAAGTTTGTTCCAACTTTTATCGGTGTTACACTATTAAATCCAGCAAATGATGTTTTGGGCGAAAACTCAACTCTACTTGTAATACTAACTGGTATATTTTCAATGTATACGACTACTACTGTTCTAGTTGTATCTGTAGTATCTACTAGCTCAACTGATTTAGCTCCGGTGGTGTTTCCATTGCTAAAATCAGGACCTACTAACAGCCACCCGCTGCCTGTATACAAATACAACTGACTAGTACTAGTATTAACCCAAAGATCGCCTTTGACACTGTTTGTACTATCAGGTTCTGAGGCATTCTTTTTTAAACCGCCGGCTGCAACCCAGTTTGTTCCGTCGTATATTTTTAACTGATCTATACTATCTGTAGTGTCATACCAGAGTTGTCCTTCAACTGGATTTAATGGTGGATTTGCATTTGCAAAGTTTTCTAATAACTTTAAAAAGTTTTCATTAATAGCAACACCATAATCTGATAATAGTCTACCTGGAAGTTTTAGACTAGTTTCTGTATTGATTGCGTTATCTTCAACAGTTATAATACCTTTATTAGATTGGTCAGTGAATGGAACTTCGTATGCCATTAAGTATTACCTCCTGAAAGACTTTGTACTCTTACAGTATAATCAATCTGTATTAATCTGTTGAGTGATTTTTGTACCGGATGGAAAATCACGTGAGTAAGAAGTCTTCCTGTTCCGCTTGCTGAATAACCTACTAAACCAAGTTCATCAAATACAAACTGTTGTTCTGTATTGGCCGCAGTATCAAATGCATCCTGTCCTTCTGGTTCGCCGTAGTCTAACAAACAACTTACAACAATATCAGTATAGTTTGTACCAGTAACGTGACGTGTTTCTATTTTGTTTCGTTGTGGATCAACATTGTTTACACTGCGATCGTCTACCACTTTTGCATATGTTTGATTGTACAAACTAGCATTTGTACCAGTACTGTTTGGCGTTAAGTATGTAATAATACCTGTTGGGTCAACACTAGTGCCACCGTTGCCAAATGCCATTTGATATATATAACCTGAACCGGCATTGCCGAGGCTTTCTGCAAGGCTAATACTCATATTTTCATAATGAATAGCATTGCGCTTGTTAACAAATACATGCCCACTTTCTGGATTGTGTATTTTTATGTGTCCTTCGAGGTGTACACCGCTTTGTTCGTTAATCATGTTTCCATTCCGTTCCTATAATGTATTTATCGGGGTAGCGATATTGTTTTGTCTGTTATAAATTTAGCTATTTGATTTGTACTATTTGCTAGGGATTTTCCTGTATCGTTCCATATTTTTCCTGTTCTGCGAACAACTTCAATGAATATTCCATCTGCAGGAGCATCGATATAATCTGCAAGTGTTAACACTGTGATTGTACTACCGTCGACTGTTATTATATTTTCAATAGTATACTCTGGATCTATTGTTACATCTGCTTCAGGCGAATCTTGATCTACTGTTTTGTCAAATGTTACAATATTATCTTTGCGCAACCTAGTGCCGGCTAAAAATACATCAATCTCATTTACACTAGTTGGAATAAAATCAAGTATAAACTCTTTGGTACTAGAATCACCAATAAACATAGTTTTAGCTGTTTCGTCTTTATAAGGAATATTTTCTTCTATACCTTGTCCTTGTACTTTTGTTGCAACTGGATATTGCTCTTTTATACCTGTTCCTAGCGTTCCTCTTCTTAGTTGTCTAAGTAGATTGCCGTCAACACTAAAGTATTCGATACGTTCTTTGTCAATCCAAACAACTCCCGGAGTGCCAAGTGCTTTATTTGGTTCTTGTATTCCTGTGCTGTCAACTAACTGAATAGATAAATCATAATAGTTTAATGGTTGTTGCAACTTATACTCGTTATCTTTGTTTAAACGCTTGAAGTGGAATCTGTTTAACATATCTTTAAAGATACGATATCCAAACTTAGGATCGCTTGTTAATGCGGTAAACTGCAATACTTCAACTTTGTCATTTGATGTAACTTTGTTGTAAAGTTGAACGCCAGATCCACTTGCATCAAGTGAGTAATCGTTTTGTGGAGAAAGTAATATTCCGTTTTTAAATACCCAAACATAGTTTGCACTTAATGCAGGTTTTTCAAGTTTGATAAATCCTCTACTCAACAAGTTTTTATCAATATAAAACTGTGTTCCTGCTGGTGCTTGATTTGTATTCCAAACAATATCATACGAGTTTCTTTCAAATCCGTTTATATCATGGTTACTGAATACATAGATATCAACTGTTTCCCAATCAGCAGGTGCTTCTGTTAATGATAATACATCAGTTTCAATAAGTTTAATATCACCAATGATTGCCTTTGTGCTATCGTTTTCCCAACTTGCTACAATCTCTGGTGTATCATCAATACTTTTTAGCTGGAATAGTTCTCTAATATATCCTTGAAGTTCTATTGTTAACGTCGAACCCGATCTGCTAAACTTTTCAACACAAGCAATAACTGTAGTACTATCATCAGATAATTCAAAACTTATATCTTGTCCAACTGCTGGATCATTAACTTCTGAACCATTTTGTATTTGTACTGTTGTGTTTAAAAAGTAATATTCTGCATCTCTGATAATAAAGATTTCTAAAGTATCTCCAATCAATCCTACATTGTTGTTGAGAAGTTGTACTCTGCCATTTGCAGTGTCATAATAATAATCAAGTACATCGACAATAGAACCATTAATATATAATACAACGTCAGTGTTTCTAACTGCTGTTGTATCTTCAAACTGCCATCTATCAATGTCGTAAGCACGTTTGCTATCTATTGTATATTTTTTTCTATAACCTGCATTTAAGAATCTACCATCACCACGTTTTACTAAAATATTGTGCGATAAAGGTTTATCAATAACTGGTAGTGCAACATCATTTGTAAATCTATGAACTTTATTTGTACCATCGGTTACAAAAGTATTGTCGATTACCATTTGACTGTATTGATTTACGCTGCCGTCATATATTGTATATCCAATGATTTTTCCAGCAGTTACTTTGATAGGAAACTCTAGTTGGGCATTACCAGTATCTGATTCTGTAAGTCCGTAATCTGTTGTATCGTTTTGTAATACGCCATTTATTGTTACAAACGAACTCAATCCAGACTTCCATGTGATTGGCAGGTTATATATAAACGTATCACCAGTAGAAACAATATTATCACTATCGATTAAATCTACACCGTTGGTTCCTATTGTGAGTATCGAAAGATTTTTTCCTTCGTCTAATGCTGTACTATCGTTTAAACTTATGAACTTGTTTTCATAGTCGACATTTAAATCGTCATTATCAATAATGTCGCCGTCAACTTTTACAACCAATGTAGTGTTTGTTTGTGGAAAGTTGTCAAACTCCCATTCAATAGTTGTACCATCTGTGATATAGTTTCTAACACTAATAACACCCTGGCCGTCTACACTTCTATTATAAACTTGTATGTCTACAGTATCAAGCACCTGTCCTGGTACTTGCTCTTCTGGACCACCACTGGTAGTTTCTGTAACAAAGCCGTCGCCGTCAACAACTATGTCGCCAGAGTCGATACCTTTAGCAGTTGTGTATTCAAAGTTTCCACCTTGTAAACTTACATCGTATGCAGTTGATTCTGGAGTAAAGCTACCATCGCTTGTTGATTTTCTAATGATCACAACATCGCCGTCTTTGGTTTCAATAACATCGCTGTCTAAGAATACGGTATTTGTAATATTATCGCCTTGCGGTGACACCATTTTTGCATTTGGATTGGCTGTTACACTACTTCCATCGTAAAACGGGTCGTCTATTCTTACATTATTAAGATATACATTGTATGTTACACCCGATTCCAATACACTGCTCAATGATATTATTTGAGTACTGCCATCTAATGTAATGATTTCATCTTCATAGTTAGTGTCAAACGTATCAAAATCAATACCATAAGAGTTTGCATCAAACCCAGTATTTTCGCCAAAGCCGATACTATCCATTTGAACGCCACCGTAGTCAACACCACTCATTAACTGACTTAGTTCTTTGCCTGGCATGTTTGTAGTAGGCTTGTAAAAGAAGTTTATTCTATCTTCAGCAGTTAACAGGTTGGATGATTTTTTATAGTTTATAACAACAGCAGCATTATTTGCAGGTGCAGTAGTAAATGTTATTTTACCACGATATCTATCAAATGTCTTGGTTGTATCAATAATATTTGATGCTACAAAATCACTTATTAGCTGTGGCTCCCCTGCTACAGTTATTGATATATCTGCACTATTTGTACTCAGTGGCCATTTTAAACTAAACTCAGTTAAACCGCCATTACCGACAAATGTTTCTGTTTCATTTAATGTGGTAAAATAGTATGCACCAGCAACTCTATCAAACTTCATCAACATATGCGTGGATCTGATTACACTGTTTCCTATCTGTGCATAAACAACTGCATCAACTCCGTCTTCTGTTAAACTTCCGTTTATTGTTACGGTTGGAGTTGTAAAGTATTTTGCTCCAACTGTATCAACTTCAATGTACTGAATTGATCCACCACCTATATACGCAAGTCCTTCGAGTGTTGGACCACCTCCTCCGCTAACTGTTACATTTGCTGTGTCAGTATATCCACTGCCGCCATTGTAAACAACAAACTCTGTTATTTCAAATCCAACATTGTCTAACCAATGTTTTTGTGGGTATGTAGTTGTGGTATCATTTGTTCCAACAAGACCATTGTTGAAGAACTTGATAGTTTCGCTGATAATCTGGCCACGTTCTGCATCGTAACGAGGCGGCAAATCAAAATCAGTAACACTAGTTTGTGTTGGTTCTGTTCTATTATACGAACTGATATATTCTCTTATTTTAGTACTATATGGTTTTACTTCTTCAATATAGTCTTGATAGTTAGGAAGATTATCGTTTTGATAAGTTACTTTTTGTGTAAGCTCACCAACATTGTGTTTTGCAACTACAAAACTAGATTTAAAAATCCAGTCTAAATCAACCTGCTCACTCATTGCATATCTAATGCTACTAAAGAACAGTTTGTTCCATTCAACTTCTAGTTGATCAACAAACAAGTTATCTCTTAGTGCATATAATATTATTTTTATTTCATCAGTTGGCTCACTGTCGTACAACGAAATGTCATAGATTATGTTATCAAATCCGACTGCATCATTTTGATACAATGTATTGCTAAACTCTACTGTGCCATTTTGTCTGCCTACAACTTTATAGTTAATAGTATAATCTACTTCTAGTTGATTGTCAATCTTTTCTAATAGCATCCAGCCGCCAGAACCGATATTTTCAATCTTAACAGTATTTCCTAGTTTATCGTCTAATCCAGCAAGTTCATAACTACCATTTATAACAAAATCAATAGATGTAACTTCGCTGTATCCAGTTGCATACCAGTCAACATACTTCCAATATCTATTAACATCATAGCTTTGAATGTAGTTTCTAAACCATTCTTGTGTGGATGATATCCAGTTGTACACTGCCCACAATCCGCCTACTCCTGTATCAGTTGTTACAAGAACACTAAACGGACGTACAATAAGTGTAGTATCACTTAAATAGTTTTTGCCGCCATTTACAACTTCAACTTCAATAACTTGTCCAAGATTGTTGATGTAGGTTTTTATTTCTGCGTCAACACCCTTACCTTCTATAGTTACAGTTGGACCATGTCGCTTGCCAGATGTATAGTTACTGTCAATATACCCTCTGCCTGGTTCTGTAATAGTTGCGCCTGTAATAGTTCCGTCAACAATAATAGGTGTAAGAGTTGCTTGTTTAATTTTTGCAGTACCGACAAATCTCAACAAACTTTCTGTATCAATCTGTGTGTCCCACTCATTGCTAAACTTGCTTGGTGCAGTCTCAGTTTGGAACAGCGGAGAAATATCAAAATCATCTACGATTGTATATTGTGATAATACTCCGTTTACTCTTTCAATAACTTGTTTTAGTGCTTCGGCTCTATTAACAAATATAGTTTGATTTGGATTATTTAAAATGCCATAACGTTGAGCAACACTGATATTTAAATCAGGCAAAACTTTTCCGTTTTTATCATACCCTGCTAAACTGTCAACCCACTTGTCAACAATGTCATTGTTTGGTTTACTAGATGCTAACCCTTCGACAACCAATGCATATTCACTATGAATGTTTTTGTTTTCTGCATTATCTTGAATATAATAATCTACGTGCAAGATAGTATCTTTGTCTTTTACTAGATTTTTTACATTGTGTAAGGCAAACTTTTTACCATCAAGTAATGTAATATGTCTGTAACCTTGACCTGAAGGATCTGCTATCAAGTTTGCAACATCAAACGAGCTGATCTTTCTGCCATATGTATCAGGCAATGTATTTTTATTTTTAACCCAGAAATAATACTTTGGTACAAAAACACTTGCTACACTATCGTACACTCTTGCTCTCACATATGAATCATCGCTGTATAAAGTTTTTCCACTTATACTGCTGGCTAATCCTTCAGTAGTGTCTGCTATTTCATCCCATTCACTTGGTAATAAATCACTTTCAACCCACTCGTACACATCTACACTAAATCCAGGAATAATCTGATTCCATGTATTGGATTTATATTGTATACTTCCTTGATATGGATTGTACCATTTTATAGCATCAAGGTCCCACCATAGTTTTCCAACTTGCTGTTTACCCCAAAGATCTGCTACACCAGTGTCTCTAGTGCCAACATTATAAACTGCTGGATCATAATAAGTCTTATAACTAAGTTCTTGTTCTGCAGGGCCAGCAATCCTTCCTCTAATAGGGTCTATATAATCAAGGTATGTGATCAAATCATTTGTATTTGTATCATATAGCCACACACCTTTGATTTTATCAATATCAACATAGCTGTCGCCTTGGCTGTTGATATTCCAAGCGTTGGCATTTAAGTCTGTTCTATGATCCTGAATCAGTCCTGTTTTGTCATCAACTACTGTTCCTATCGAAATAACATACAAATGGTTTCTATTTAATACACTCAATATATCAGATGAATCTGATATATCTACTTGTGAGTAAAGTTTTTCAGCATATACCAACTTGTTGTTTAGTGTTTCGTAAACATAAACTTGTCCGTTGTCTTTGATTGTATCATAAATGCTTGTTGCTTTATTATCAAAATCTGTAAGTTCATTATCAAATGTTACATATGATTCCGTATCACCGTTGCGACTTGTTATAGCAAGTTTATTAGAATTAAAACTTACATTAGTACCAAATCTTTCATTCTTTTCACCATTAGGTGCAAGCAATATTTGATCTTGTACATATGTTCCGTTTGTAAGTTTATATACATATACTGCGCCATTGTAAATACCATTAGCATTTGATAACTGTGCGCCTATTGCTATTTTAGATCCATCATCGTTTAGACTTAGTGTAGATCCAAATGCTTCTTCTTCGGTTGCAGGATCAATATTTTCATCAAATACAAATCTGCCATTTGTTTTTCTATATATTGCTATACGATATTCGCCGCCAGTTTGAATGCCGCCTAATGCTAATACTTCGCCGTTTTTACTAATATCATAACTTGAACCAATAGCAAGTGCATTTAAAAACTCACTACTATCGTCATCAAGTAAGCCGCCAGTGCTATCATCAGTTTGTGATGAATAAGGAACATAACCCAAATAATCAACATATGTATCAAGTACATCCCACTGACTATTGTTAAAAGGATTTCCTGCAAGTACGGTTGTATTTGCTCGACGAAGTTCGCCTTCATAATAAACAATATTGTTAGGAATATATTTTGAAATACTTTCCCATTCGCCTTTGTAGTTTGAATCTCTTGAATATGCATAAGATGTTACATTAGATTGACCTTTGTTGTTAACAAAATAAACACGGCCGTTATCTTTTAAACTTCTAATAATAATGTTGTGTTGGAAATCGCTTGGTGAAGCTGATTTGATTGCAATACCAAACTGTTCGTTTGTTGCCGGCTCTGGACTTAAAATAATATCAACTAAAGTAAATGATCCATCGATAAGTTTTTTATAAATGTAAATCACACCTTGATTTGCATATCCAAGACTTGCTCCAGAAGTATCTGTAACTATTAGATCTGCTAGTTCCCAATCTTGGCTTAATAGATTAATAGTACTACTTTCTGCTGTAACATCAACTAGAGCTCTCCATAGTGTTCCTCGCTGACTTACATAGTCTCCAGCTAGATAACTTTCGCCTTCAGTAAATACACCCTTGTATCTTGTTTTAACATTTGCAGCAGTTGGCGCACCAACATACAAATATTGTCCGTTGTCTGTTATTTCAACACTTGTACCAAATGCACCTGCATCATGATGATTAGATAATGGTTCTAATGTTTGCTTTAGTGTAAATGCACTAGCTTCACTTCCACGAGTGTATATATAAACTTTGCCATCGTCTATGTCTGGTGTTCCAACTGCCAAAGTAGTATTGTTGTTACTAACAGCTAAATCAGATCCAAACTCTCTACTACCAGTTTCGGGTGCTACAATACTTTGTTTAAAGCTACGTATAATATCACTATCGTATACTCCAAATGTTCCAGTGCCAATATCGTCAATCCATACTCTGTCATTATCGTCTAAATCGTAAAGTTTTGTAATATTGTTTATACCCTCAGGTGACGATACTCTGCGTGACGATAGTTCTGATACTATTCCAATAGTACTGTCTGACAAGTCAATAAAGTCTTCGGTTATTGGGTTATCCAGTTGTATTTCAAAATCAGTATATCCAATATTTTGTACAATCCAAAAGCCATTAACTTCTCCATTGACATTATTAAATCCAACAATATCACCTTCTGCAAATGTAATAGGCTTACTAAAGTTTGCTTTAAATCCTAGCTGTGTTTTTTCAATAGACTGAATAGATACCGGAGATACAACATGCTTGTAAACATTCCACGATTGAGAATCTTTTGGTACCCATATGTAACTTCCAATATCAACACTATCGATATCTAGAACCAATATATCATTTTTTGTAGTTGTTAAAAAGTTTACTTGGTCTAGTTTAACATACCCGGCAGTTTTAGTGTATTCTGCACTACCAGATGTTAATGGCAAAGATGTATGTGCATAATCAGTTGGAGAAAGATATACATCTTTTCTTGGATATTGATAAACCAAATCTGTGCGTGTTGAATCTACTGTTTCAACAAACTCTACAAGTTGTGGCTCTATTCTAAACTGGCTTTCGTCTAGCTTAAATTCAACTTCGTCGTAACTTGTGGTTGCACCGTATCTACCAACACGTATTGCCCATTCTTCATACAGTTCAACACTATCGGAATCTGCTGAACCAAGTTTGTCAAATAGCTTTGTAACAGCATTTGATGTACCTTTGTCTTGTATAAATCCCTGATAGAACTTGTATTGACTAACATCGTCTTGAATAATATTAGCAAGATATTCACGCTTTTGATATCCAATAAGATGCTGAGCCAATCTTTGTTGTTCACTATCAAAGTTATCTGTATCTAAATCATAAAAATCTGCAAACTGATTTGCTCTATAATCCCAGTTTGGTTTTAATTCACTTACAGGCTTACTATCCAATCTGCTCCAGTTTCCATAAATGAAATCTTGTGTGCCACTGTGTGTAAATCTAGCTGCATAATAAAACTCTTTGTATTTTACTAGTTCTGCAGTTTTATAATCTTTATAGCTGGTCCATTCAGTAACTTTGGCATCATCGTATATAAATCCTGGAATATTTAAACTACCATTCCAATCGTCTGTTCTATATCCAACAACTTTCAAACGCTCTTGTCTGTATCCTGTTTCAGGTACATAGATTGTATCGTTGAATACTGTTGTGTTATCAACTAACACAAGATGTTCTTTTTGTATCAGCGGTAGTTTGAGAAGATATATTCCGTCATCCTCTGATGTTAAACTAAATCTGTTGGTGTTGTCTCTGTAAATACTAGAACGGTTTTTACTAATCACATTTCCGTTTTCATTTAATACTGCAAATCCATAAAGATTGCTATGTATATTATCAACTACATAAAAGTCTTTTTCAAACTCAACTTGATTTGCTAATGGTGATAATGTTAATGTGCTAGTGTTTGCCCAGTTTTGTGTTATCCAAAACAAAAACTCTTTACATGCTAGTTGCCAGTTTTCAACAGATTCGGTTGCTTTATTAAAATATTCAAACTTAAATCCAATATCTTTTAAATATTGTTGATAGCCCAAAAGAAAGTTAACCACTTGTTGTTCATCATTTAATATTGTTCCGTAATCAAGTGTTAGTATTTCATTGGTAAATGACTTTCTAAAATAAGCGCCTCTGCCGCCATTTTCAGGTAGACTCGGCAATGGAGTGTACAGACTCAAATTAAAATCTGTTCCAGTTGTATGGTTTGCATTTACTCTATAATATCTATCGTTGTATTCTACAAGTTTGCCAGCAACTAAAAACTTGTTTTCAGTCCACTGTATATAACTTTCGCTTATTCCTCCAATGTTTACAAACGGATCATTTGCATTTTCTCTTGGATTACGGTATTTAAAAGATGGAAGATCTTTATCATATCCACTTATGCGATATCCTTTTGCAGTTCTTTCAACTATTACACCGCTATAAGTTGCTACATCTTGAGGACTAGAAGTTCTCAAAACAATATTATAGTTTTCATCAGGTACAAATATATTTCCTTTGTTTAACGGAGTCTTACTATCCAATACTAGTTTTAGTTTGTTCTTTTCAGCAAAGCCAGCAAGTTTAAATCCTATTTTATTGCTTAATAGTTTTAGATTATTCACATATGTAGTATATGGATACAACGAGTCTGCATTGATATATTCACTAATATAGTTTAAAAATCCTGCACTTACAGCATTTTTTATCTTAGGAAATATCAAATCTGTTGTGGTTATTCTTTTATTTGTAGCAGTATAAACCAAGTTTCCAGCAATATCGCGTTGAATTCTACTTCTATCAAATCCAATACCCATTGTGTGTGCAGGGCGTGTTATTAAAGCAGCAATCATCAAACTAAACGGATATCCGCTACTTCTTCTCCATGCTGCTTCAGTTGGTGCTTCGTCGCCAAACTTAAATAAGTTTTGACTTTGCGATGCATAACTGAAGTTACTTACATATCCGCTTTCTAAAGGCGATACTAACTGTCCGTTTTCGTTGACTGGAATATGTTTTAATAAGTTGTGTCTAATATATTTTTTGTTTCTTAGTACTGTTTTGCCAGGTTCTCTAATAACTCCATTCTGTAAATCAGTCCAAAGTATCAAGTTGTTGTTTGTATAAGGTGCAGGTCCATAAACACTTTCCCACCAAGTTGGTTGTATTCCATAACCCAACATTTCCCACGGATGTGTGTGTGGCCGATCAGTATCAAATGCTTGTCTGTAAATGCCTCTCCAAAATCCTGGTACTGCTTCGTTTCGGTCATTTGTACTTCCAGTGTAGTTATAAGTAAAACTTTCACCTTGTACTATAAAGTCATTTTTAGTATAATCTGAAATCTTAGCAATATCGGTCCAGTCAATAAAATCTTTGATAATAATATTATTGATTTCTTGTGATGTAATCTTTGTATTTCTATCAACACCTCCGACAATGTCGTTTATGTCAAATATGTCTGGATTGTAATCAACTTTTAGATTATTAAAAATACGCTTTTCCATTTCTAAAATCAGATCGTCTCTATAATCATCATAAGCAAGTGTAATACTGCCGTCGTGTCCTCTAATAACTTTTTGTGGAGTTTGATAACTTGAGTCAATAAATATTTCAGGAACGTATGCCGGGAACATACCTATTTTTGTAGGTGTTGGTGGAATAAAACTACCTTCAGTATTATCGTATTCGTGTATAGTTAATATATCGCCATTGGTCAGTGTTGCAGAAATGTCTACAAATCCAGTTCCAGTAAATGTATAATCTCTATTAAACACAAGTTGTTGATTATTTAAATACACATACAATGCTTTATTACTGATAGCCGATTTATTAAAAACTGTTGAGAGAGCATAAACTGTTAATCTACTATCAAGTATTTCATATTCAATCTTTTTGCTGCCGCCGGTGGCTGCCATATCAGTACTGTAAAACGGAGTAGTTGTAGTCTTGGTACTATTAATCTCATTGAAGATAAAATCAACATATTCTTTTACTGTTCCGTTAAATGATGTTTCAGTTGCAGTTTGTAAAAACTGTCTTTTAAACTTGGTATATTCATTTAGTGCATATCTAATAGCTGCAACAACATTTGAGTTTTTATTAACCAGATGATAAAGTGATAGATTTAGAGGTCCGCTGTGTTGAACAAACTTTCTACCATATTTGGTAACTGGGCCTAAATCTCTTAGATTGTTTAAGCCAGGTTGAACTCCTGAAAATGCTGCAACCTCAGAAACAAGTCCTTCAACATGATCATTTACTTCGCCTAGTGTAAACTCTGTAATATTTTTATTAGACGGGTTTCTTTCAAAGTTATGAGGAATCTCATAATAACCATTGTCATTTTTGTTTGCCGAGCTTTTGGTTTTAATAACAACAATATCAGTAAACCCAATATCCTTAGAAAGTACAACTTTGGTTGTTTTATTTTCATTGACTATTTGGTAATCAGGTTTATATTCATTGTTAACATATACTTTGATTTCTAAATCAGTTAACTCAGCACTATTATTGTAAACATCGACTGGAAATCTATTTGTATAATCTTCGCCTGTGTATTTTCTTATAACATATTGACTGCTTTTTATATTTGCTTTTTTCCAAGCATTAGTATAAGATATAACTTGATTATTATATTCTTGTAAAAAGAAAACATCACTGCTTATAGTTGTAAAAATATTATTAACTTTGTATTTGTAATCTTCTGCAAGCAATGCAAAATCAAAAACAATGTCGCCAATATTTACAAAGTTTTTGTATGTAAGAGGAAATCCAAGTTCGGTATCATTAGCACCTTCGCCGACTCTATAACTAAAAAGTCTGTTTCCAGCAAAATCTGTACTGTCATAAACTGTATTATCTCCAAGGCTGTTTCCGTTGCTGTCAAACAAATCAAACTTTGGTGCTTGATTTAAACCTATTTTATCTTGAGCTAGTTTCCATCCAGTTGTGTCATACCAATACATTTTTCCAGCATTTTTTACACCGTCTTTGACTAGTATGGTTTGATTTAGAACAGGGTCAGTATCAGTTGTTTCAATCAAACTTATTTGAGTGGTGTTTGTATGAGTAATAAACTTGACTTCAAATATTTTATCTTTTACTAAACTATCTGTATCTGCTACAAACAGTATACGCATTCCTTCAACTAAATCTATTCCATCAATGTTGTATCCGGCAGTGCCTTCGATTGTGCTAAATGCATCTTTTGTAAATGTATCAACTAAATCAACATTAAGTTTAGCTGTATTGCCGTGATTCCACAAACGTAGATTTGGTTCAAACTCAATAATAGGACGTTTAGCTCGTGCTGTCTGATCTAGCTCGATTGGTTGATTATTAATATTTGCACTTTTTTCAATAACAGATTTATGGAACCAGCGATTGTATCTTGCCCATGCATTTCTACTAGTGTCTCTTCTGTTTATACAAATATAATCCTTGTATCCTGCATAACTTCTAGCATTACTCCAAGGAACACGGTCAAATCCGTTTACATCAAACGGTACTTGTGTGTCTTGTGTAAATATAGCCGGCACTTCAAGGTCACTAACTGGAACTAGTTTGATAGATGTGCCTACTCCTTCAACATAGTATAGTCCTTGTGCATATGTTGCTGGCGTTACATTGCCTTGAAAATACACTTTCATGCCATTTGACATATTCCAACCGTTGATAGTTGTGTATGTTTTTTTGCCTATGATTTCTTCGTCTACATTTATGTCACTATTTTCTTCAATATCGTATACATTAAACACACCACTGTTGTCAATATCGTTTTGACTAACATAATAAAGATTTTCAGGAGCGTCTCCTGGTACTGTAAATTCAATGACGCCGTTTTCAATAAATCCATCTTCTAAATAATCTTGTGGATTTATCAATGTGTCGTCTACATTTTCATGTGTTAGTACAACACCTTCTCGGTACAATGTACTAACTAATGTACTATCTTTTGAATATTCAACTTTTTTCTGTCTGCTTGTTGCAAAACTAATAGGATGGCCTGGAACGTTAACTTCAAATCTATATGTTTGACCTCTAAACAACTTTATACTTTTATTACGTGTTACTCCATCAGGCGAAAATACATAGGCTGTATTATCATCGTCAACAACAGTTTCAATAGTAAATGTACTAACTACTTGTCTACCCTGTCCTCTAATAGGAACTTCCTGCGGGCCGTTAGGTAGCCAGTAGTATTCTCTAAAGTTAGTAAACTTATCAAAATCAATATGTGGGTTCCAAGCATAAAACTCTTGAGCAAAAAGTTTGTCGTGATTTTTGATATTGCCGCCGAACGCACTTATCTGTCCTAGTATATCTACATAATCAGCATCAAACTCTACATTTCCAAGATTATCCTGAACAATAGCAAACGGTTCTAACTGATAGTTTTCTCTGTTAGAGTTAATATCACTAATATAACTATCTTGAGTAGTAACTGCTTTAGCAGTTCTACTTCCAACAAATCCGTTAATCTTTTCGACAACACCTGGGTTGGTTAACTGATCAACTGTACTACCTAAAAACTTTTTATTTGCATTAGTTCTAAAATATCTTGGAAGCAAAGAAGCCGAAGTTCTCTTTGCACTAGAACTTCCAGGTACAGGATATTCATTTTGATCATCATTGTATGACATTAGTAATTATTTCCTTCAGTAATGGTGGTTGTCGAAGTTGTTGTACTTTGAACGCCTGTGTTTAAAACTTCGTTACTTGTAATAACATTTGCAGTTGCTTTAAGTCTTGATGCAGTAATACTATCAATAACTTCAACATCACTAACACTTGCACTACTAATCAATATTTCGTCGTTTTCACTTTTTAGTTCGTACATACTACCAAACGATTGTGTTTCACTTTTTGGTACTAGAACAATACTACTTATATCAGGTGCAGTTTGCTTCATAATATATGCTGCTAATTCACTAAAATAAAATGTTTCGCCAAAGTCCCAGTTTTCTAATGCAAAGAACTCGTTGATACTATCAACAACTCGTGATTTTATATCATTGTCATTTACAACACGATTTGTATTTTTTACTATTTTAAATGTTGCTTGCACATCAGTATCACTTTCAGAACCAAATAAAGATTTATATTTTACAGGATGATATATTACTTCATCACTGATTGATTTGATCTTTTTAATATCATTGCCAAAATCTAAAAACAGTGAATCACTACTAGGTGGCAATGGCTTAGTTGTAATATCGCCTTTGAGATATTTTCTATATTCAATATCATAAGATTTTGTTAAAATATACAAGTCAATAATGTTACTACTACTTGGATCAATGCGACGATTTTCGGCAGCGGCATGTCTGTAATCAAATCTAATATTATCTCTGCCTTTGTATGCTTTGTAATCAATGGATAGTTCTAATCCTGTTTGTAGTGCATTAAACTTTTTAAATACATCAGTACTACTAATATAAAATATTGTTGCAGCATCATACGAACTGTATGCTCCGATTGCTGCTTCAGTTTGTTTTACTACAATATTTTCTGCTGCGGCACTAACATATTCATAAGTTTCGACATCATTTTTTTCAAACTTTTTAGAAAATATATATTTTGTGTCTGGCAAATAAGCAGGTGCAACAATATTTGTAAATAGATCAGGATCGTCAATCACTCCATCAGCGTCACTATCAGTAAATCCTATTTCTAGTTTTTTACTATCTACATACCCATCTGCACTTCTGTATTCTTTAACAACTTGCCACTTCCAATCTTGGTTAAACGGTGTTAATAAATCAGGCTTATTATTATTACTTAAAATACTAATACTATCAGTAACAATCTTACCAACTTTACTATCGTATATACGATCATTGCCATCAAAGTAAAAACGTATTTGTTTGTCACTTTCGAATACATATCTTACAGCACGGCTAGTTACTGTATATTTTTCACCATCAGTTTCAAATAAGAAAATCCAACTAGCATCTTGATTTGTGCCAGTAGCATCTCCAGTTTTTCCAGTATCAAATACACTGGTTGTATCAAGATTGCTGTTTGTAATAACTTTCCAGTTGGTTGTTTCAACATCATAACGCAATCCAAATGTTTTAAATGCAAATGCCTGATCAACCATTTGTGATAATGTATCATTTACAATAGTATTATTTAATACCGGAATAATTTCTGAAAGTTTACTAGTACTAGGAACTTCATCATTTAATATAATAGGTCCTAATGTACTATCAACATTACCTATTGTTCCATTCTCATATACACTTATAATTTTAGTCCATATATATTCTTTATCACCTAGTGCAGATACTTCTCCTAAAACCAGTTTATTGTTTTTGTCGTAATGATATCCTGCTGGAGGAGTAAACTTAACCAAACTTCCAGCAGCAACAAACTTCATTGTTGTAGCAGTAAAACTTGATACTGCAACTGGTATAGAAAACTGATCTTGGAATAGTCCACTACTTTGATTTGTTTCATTTGTTGTGGCATTCCATGTATAGTTTAAATCAACAATACTTGCATTTCTACTAAAGTTTTTATAATAAAAGTTTTTAGTTTGTGTATTCTTTATTATTTCTAATACTCGATTATTAATAACTGCTTCAATGTCTGTTTTTGAAACAAAGTTAAAACTAAATTTGTTTGTAAGTTCTTCTGTAAAAATACTTCCGTCATCGCCAAACATCAAAGTGTTACTGTACTTTCCAGTTGCATCACGTAAATCGTAATATCTACTAATACCACTACTTGTTCTGTTTACACTTTTTGTTTTAATAATCTGTTGGCTTACACCCAAAGGTCCAATATTATAATCTTCGCCAGTTATCAAACGATTTTGTGTGTAATATGTACTAGGTGCATTTGTTTGAATACTTTCATTAGTTTCTGATTGATCTGCATTTGAAACAACTGATTGTAGTTCTAAAACTATGTTAAGTGTTTCTGCTGAGTTATTTTTACTAATGTAAGGAACTTGAATTTGTATTCCTGTCATATCAGCTGGATTTATATTAAACTGTGCATTTGCTGATATTCTATAATAAACTTTAAAATCGCCCTTTGGTAATGTTCCAAAAGTTCCGTCACTAAACACAAGACTTATTCTATCGCTTACACGACTTAGAACACTATACAAATCACGAACACCTTTGGTAACACTGTTGTAAACAATGTTATTACCTTCTGTGCTTTCAACTTTTTGCCATAACGCTTCTTCGTTTCCGTTGCTGTCTAACTTGTAAAGCCAAACATCACTGTTGTTGATGTTATCGCTGTCAATGTTTACAGTTGTATTTGGAACAGGATTTAATATAGAGAATGTATTCTCTTGTATACTACCTTGTCTAAAGTGCATAAAAAATCCACTGTTTGAACTTCCTGCACCTTGGCCGTTGTCTCTATATAAAAATGCTAGTTTATTTCCAGGAAACGGTTCTTCTTCGTATATTGTTGTAGTATCTGTATCAATATTAGTACTAACAATTTCAAACTTGCGTGAGGTGTCATCTATGTTTTTTGTAAAACTATATATAGGCAACCCTGTATTATTTGCACTAAATCTATATTGTTCAGTTGTTACGCCATTTACAATAGCTTTTTTAATAGGGCGGCCAAATGTTGAGTTTGCTGGCAACGCAGCATTCATAATCTTAATAAACTGTTCGTACCAATCCGAGTTAGTAGGATCATTCCAAATAATACTTTGATTAGACAAATTGTTGTTATTAGCATCGACTACATCCTCTGTGGTACTAACACTTTCAATTTTTAATAATCCGTTGGCTGGAATATTTCTATTTGCATTATAACTAATAAGCCTTGCCAAACGGAGAATACTTTCTCTACGGTCAGCAGTTTCAATAAAGTTTTCTCTAGCATTTAGGTCAGTACGGAAAGCAAGGTTTTGTCCTAGAAATGCAATAAGATCAATAAGTGCAAGATATTCACTGGATTCGATATAATCATTAAAATCTTCTGGATAGTTTTCACGGATATATGTAATCATAGTTCTGCGTAGATTATCAAAGTCGTAACTTTGGAAATCTGCGTATCTAAAACTTTGATATATTGTTTTCCAGTCTTCAGCTAGTAGAAGTCTGTTTTGCCTATCTGTCGTTGACATTCGCGGTTCCTCACTTTATAGTATATTTACCTGAAGTAAAAAACTGCGTACTTTAAATTAATCCGTTGTCTTGATCAAACTTTATACGCATACTTTCGCTAATGCTGTAAGGAATGTAAGTCAACGAACAGTCAATCTGTATACCGCTTTCGTAACTGTCAACGATTACACTATCAACATTAACTCTTGGATCGTAGTTGACTATTTCTGTTACATCTTCAATAATAAGTTGTTTTAAGTCATCAGTAAATGGTTCAAACAACACATCCCATATAATAGTTCCAAACTCTGGATTCTCAAGTTTTTCACCTTGACGAATATGGAAATGATTTATAATATCCTGCTTGATTATACTAATATCATACAAGTTAAATCCTTTAGGATTAGCTACTGTGCTAACTCCTCTGTATTGTTTGGAAACCACAGGAGGACTAGTAATATCGTTTGATACTGTTACATTTTTGTATAAGGGTTTTTCATTTGTAGCCATATTGTATTTATCTTGCTATCATATAGTTGAATGCGGCTTGGCTTTCGGCAGGTAATTTTATTAGTTCGGCAGATCTGTTACTAGGATTCAACTCTACTATTCTGTCAAAATCGTATGATCCTATTTTAAAAACTTGTCCGTCTACTACAATACCTAATATCGTATCTTCTTTTGCTTTTTCTTCAATACTTATTCCGTATCCATTGTTCTTTTTAACAAGTTTAGTTCCAAACTTTTTAGCACATCTTTTACAAGCAGTTGCTACATTTGCAAATGTAGGATCGTTTGTTGTTTTAAATGTTTTCTTATCTATTTGTTTGGCTAAACTTGCCATGTTATTAAGTTGACCTACTGGATTATCATTGAATATAATATCTTTGGCTATTTGTTTGCCTGCTTTGCTAGTAACTCTCGGCTTATTGAATATTTTTCCAACTAGATTTGCTCCTACTTGTGCAGCAGCGCCGCCTAATACTTTTTGTAAATCAGGTGGTAAACTGTTTAGTGCTCCTGAAAGATTTTTTGTAAAATCACCAACACCACGACTAAACTGATCAAACACTGGGCCTACTCCTGGTATGCCTGAAATAGCTGCTCCTAACCCGCCTGCTAGTTTTCCGGCCATATCTCCTAATGCGCCAGATACTGCTCCGAGTGCATTTCCTATAGCACCATCGATAGCTCCTAAAGCACTTCCTAATGCACCGGACAATCCTGTACTTGATAGTAAGTTACCCATTACACCAGGAAGTTTTCCTAGTATTCCTCCAAGTGCTGATCCTGCTATACTACTTAATCCGCCTTGTAGGCCTTGTAAAAAACTATCTTTTATGTAATCAACTGTGTTAGTAGTTGCATCTTGTATTTCTGTTCTAACCTCTGCTGGATTAGCTGCGTTTGTTCCGCCAGCGTAGGTATTAGTAACAGAAGAACTACCAGTAGGAGCACCAAAATTTCCGCCAGGTACTCTTATACCAGCAATAGCAGGAATATTACCAGCTGCAAGAGTAGCAGGACTAACAAATCCTAAGTTTTCAACAAATGCAGCCGGGTTTGAAATACCTTGTAGTGCACCTGCTGCGCCAGCTAGTTGTCCTGATATTGACCCAAATACTGCTCCTGCTGCGCCTTGAAGCGCACCTTCTATATTACCAGACTGTATGCCGCCGGCTATGCCGCCAACAAGTGCTACTGTAGGCAATGGTGCATTAGCTAATGCTTGATTTATTCCCTGCACCCCTCGAGATATTGATTCTCTAACAATAGGCTCAGTCAACTGAGAGTTGTTTATTGCAAATGCTACCATACTGCCCTCCTAGTAGTATTTATTCCTCTTTTCCTAGCTCGTTCATTGGTGTTCTATCGGTGTGTACTGGACGTTCATCCATATGAAGGTCTTGGCTTTCTGTATCAACTGCTTCTGTTTTATCTGGTGCTGTTTCTAGTGGGTTCCAGTTTTCGTGGCCTTGCCATGGTTCGTGTTGCGGAACACGCTGCGGG